CTTCTTAAGAACCGTAGAATATTCTTCACAAGTATCAACAATGTTTCTTACAAAGTCTCGATACTTTTTCAATTGAGGACGACTGAGGAATCCCCAACCCTCCATCAACTGTGAATCTTCCTTGTTGTATACCATGTTTAGTTCATCAAGAAGAGAATTAAATTCCTGTGAAATCATCCCAGACTGAATAGACTTAACTTCATTGTCCTTTAACCACTTCACCATATCAAGTTGAGGCTTCTTCTTTGAAATAATCTCATCAAGAGTTCTATCAAGAATGATATTAAGTTCACCAGAATATTCAATTACCTGTTCTTTCATTCTATCCTGAACTGAGACCTTGGGAGTTTCAACTACGTTCTCGTCGAGTGATTTGCATCTACCCGCCAGTATCATTAAGTCTTTAATATTAGACTTTACCCTGTCAATTACTGCATCAGGAATTGGAACTCCGTTACTCAACATTCTACAATTATGACCGAAAATAAAACTTTTATAGTCAACCCGGTTAACTTTTTTAATATCTTCTACATCATACTTAGTTTCTTCCATCCACTCAAGACACCAATTTTTATACTGCTTAAGATTAGACATAGCATTATACCAAGCATATGATCGCAAGATAAATGATCCAGCATCCATGTCAACGGAATCATCCCAGACTGGTTCTTCGCCATAATGAATTTTCTCAATAGTGGCACCGCGTTTAATTTTTCTTTTAGTCTTCATTTCAAATCCACTCAGAGTAAACTTCTTCTCGTATTCCTTCTAATAGGGGAAATTTATAAAATATTTTCTTCAAGCGTATTTCATCTTTGATAAGAGAATTCTTTCTCTCAGATTTAGTTAGGTCGGAAATCTTCATATCATCATTATACCTTACTTCTTCATGAATGGCAAGTGTATATTGAGAATCACCCTCCCACGAGACGAAATCCTCGTAAGGGAAGTTTATTCTCTCACCAATTTCCTTCCATGGCAAGTCCATAATGTCAGAAATTTTATAAAATCTTATTTCCCTATATTCCAAGTTATCCTTTGGTTTGTGTTTAACATAGCCCTCAATAGCAATAATTTTAGAATTTTCTGACATGTGTAGTTTTTGCCAGCAAAATTCTATTCCGCGTTGAGATTTTTCACTAATATAGGATTTAGCATTTGATGTGTCCAATTGAATAACTGTTCTCGATTGAACATCTTCTGCACATAGAAGATAGTCGTGACCATCCTCATAATTTTCAACAAACAAATATGGAAAATCATGAGAGTTTCTATGAACATTGAATACCATTTTTCCATCTTGATAAACAGTACCAATACTATAGACATATTTTGTTTTGTTATTCCTGAACCGGAATTCTACTGGAGTAATCACTATGTTATATTTACCCGAAGGTGAACTATACTTTTTAACTCTATTGGATAGAGGTTTAGATAGTTTGAAATGATCCATAATTTTCTTCCGGTGCTGAGAATACCAATCTTCCCGAACATTGTTTATGGTCATCGGAATCCCCTATGTTCGTATGATTCGACTGAAATTGTTCTTCTTCTCGAAGGTAATCGTGTGTTCAAACTTATCTGACAGTTGATCTGTTCTATGAGAGATTATGAATACATTTACTTTCTTACCCAAATTATATAGCAGTTTCATAAACTCATCTGTGCCCATACTGTCCAAAGATGAATCAAAAACTTCATCAAGAATCAGAAGATTAGTATTGGCACTATTCTTTAATCTTGCAACTTCTCTCCAAGAAAGAAGCAAAGCCAAATCTATTCGCATCTTCTCACCTTCACTGAAACTCATATAACTAAATTCATCACGATGTCTAGACTTAATTGTCTCGTTGAAGTTTTCATCTAAATGAAATTGTGCAAAGAAGTCCATTGATCCAAGATACTTATTAATCAATCTATTCATAATAGGCAAATAATACTTGATAATCTTTGACTTAATTCCACTGTCCTTCAACAAGCCAGACACAATTCCGTAGTCGTGCATCTGAGAGGTATTTGATTCTTTAACAGAATCCATATCGGACAATTCTTTTACTAGTTCTTCGAGTCTTTCATTTTCCTGTGTGTCGTCTGTGTCCTTTGACTTTATACTATTGATTCTTTTATTAGCATTATCAATACGATCCTTCTTAATAGAAAGTTCAGTATTTAGTTCAGAAAATTCCTTTTCCTTATGTTTAATATCAGACATTACTTTCTGAACCACACTGAGTTCGACTGTAAGTTCTTCCAGTTTCAAATTAATCTGAGATAAACCTTCATTGTACTCTAATTTCTTTTTCTTTTTGTCGTCAATCATTTCATGACGATGATCATTTTCTATGTGTTGATGACAAGTCGGACAATTTTGATTGTCTGTATAGAACTCTATATCATTTTCTGACATCTTAATATTTTTGTCTATACTGTCTTTCAGTTTGTTTATTTTACCCAAAGACGAAATCAATAAATCTTGATTTGTTATTTGGGATTTCAACTCAAGAATTTGAGACTCAATAGAACTCATGCCAGTTCTCACTTCTTGAGCTTCATCAATTATTACCTTGATATCTTCTTGAATTTCATTAATAGATTCTTGACTTTTATCTTGTACCTTCTTGATATGTTTGTTCTGTATGTCGATTTTTTCTTTCGCAATACTAATTTCATATTCAAGTTCCCTTTCTTCTTCTTTTAATGTCACAACTCTAGTTCGTAGAATACCATTCATAAGAGAGAACACGTTGATATCAAGAATGTCTTCAATTACACTTCTTCTATCTGCGGCCGTCAGCTGCATAAAAGGAACAAACGAAGAACTGCCAAGAATCACAACCTGAGTAAATGACTTGTAGTTCATCTTAAGAATTTGTTCTTCTAACATTCGTTGGTAATCTTTTGACTTGGCGGATTGATCCATCAATTTACCGTCTTTATAGATTTCAAATATCTTTGGTTTCAATCCTCGTCTAATTTTGTATTCGTCTCCACCAACCAGAAACTCAACTTCGGCCATACAGTCCTTTTGGTTTACACTGTTGGGCAATTGAGGAATATTAATCTTTCTAAAAGGTCTACCGAATAAAGCAAACGTGATAGAATCCAACAACGCAAATGATTTTCCATGTCCGTTGTTCCCAGACACAAGAACAAAGTTATGTTTATCTAAATCAATTTTAGTATCAGTATTACCGAACGATCCAAAGTTTCGAAATTTAACAGTTTTAAAATTTATCATACGGGAACACCCTCTGTTATCGACCACCAATCTGGTACAAGCCGATTACTCCACTTAGCAAAACCACTCTTTTCACCCATGTAATAATTACGATAGGCTTGCGGTGCGTTTCCTTCTACCTTATATTCATCAGGCATTGCCTGTGCAAATTCTGTACGATGAAACCCGTACAACTTAGCAGGATAATTATACATAAACCACTTCACCAATCCTTCTGTTTTGTGTTGTCGATTGTATCGACGAGTATACTCATAACATAGGTTCAGTGCGTGACACGACAACCAACAATAATTACCGAGAGACTTTCTAGTCCAAATGGTACACGGGTGATTTAACATAACTGACTTGAACAATTTCATTTCAGAGTTATCTAAATCTGTCTCATGAGACCATCGTTTGATACGACGGCCATTCTTACTGTATGAAATGTATTCAGTGCCATCTAAGTAACGATGTACAGTAGAAAGCATTTGTGCTGATTCTACAATCATTTTTACGACATGTTTATCACACATCATTTGAGCAGAAACAACTGGATCTGAATCCAGAACAAAGATATTCATAACGAAAGACTTTCCATATAGAGTTCACGCATTAGTGTTTTAATTCTTGACTTCTGTTCATCTGGAACATTTGTCATCACATCCACTTCATCATTGATAATTGAAACTGTATCTTTGGATATGTCCACGGAATCTTCCTCGGAATGGTCTGCACCCATATCCTCAATGACTGTTAAATTTGCAACCTTGACATCATACAGTTTATCTAGAAATTTGTCAAACAGATATGGATCATTTTTCTCAAAAACATATACCTTAACATATGAGTTTTCGTACTTAGAATAATCTTGGCCTAACATATCCCCGTCTTCGTCGTATGTAATCGCGTGGAAGACGTTCACGGGGTTCTCAACGAACCTCAGGTCGCGTGTCGATGTATCCAATACATGGAAACCTTTCTTCACATTTAGATCATTAAAGGTTAACTGATACTGGGTTCCAAGATAGTGTACATTGTTCTTACTATGTTTGATATGAAAGTGTCCTGATAATACCATATCGTAACGATTGAATAGTTTATCATCAAGTCCCCCATCAAACTTTACTCCGCGAAGAACTTCATAACCATCAAGTTCAAAGTGACCTGTCATAATAGGACACTTAGAATTTTTGATGAAGTCAATACACTGTTCTAGATTGTTCTTATTTATCCACGGAACCATACCAATATAAAGACCATCAAACTCTAGTTCGACTGGATCTTCATATAGATTAAAATTATCGGTATTAGAAAACAATTCCCTAATAGAATTGATTCTATTCGTATTACGATAGTATGTGTCATGATTTCCAAGAATACAATGAACCTGTAGTCCATACTCGTTAATCTTATTAATGAAACGAGTTCGTACTTGCGAAAGAGTATTAAAGTTCACAAACTTTCTACGATCTAGGAAATCTCCAAGATGTAAAACCGTTGTAATATTATTCTCTTTGCAGTATGGAAAAAACTGTTCTTCAAAAAACTTGAATGACTGATCCAAAAACAACTGCGAATCATTTCTTGCACCGAAGTGCGTATCATTTATTATAGCAAGCTTCAAATCAATCCCCGAAAAGTTTTCCTAATGTTCCACCGTCTTTATTTTCTTCATTTTTCTTCTTCTTCTTTGGTTTATACTTAGTCAAATCATTATCCGATAGTTTAAAATAGTCAGCATATGGATTTTTTGAACTGGGGTCTACCAATTCGTTATCATGGGCCCATCTAGTAAATTTATTCTCTTCGTCCAACTTTTCCATCATCATATACTTAACGTATATTTGTTTCTTTTCTTTTTCTATTCGGCGTATGAAAGCATAATAGATCATCTGTGTGAAATACGAGAATGGATTCTTGGACTTCTCTGGATTAAAATTGTGAGCATACATTAAACAGTTTTCAATCGCATCACCGATCATCTCATCTCGGAATGGATAGTTCATGAAATTTGGTTTGAACGAAAGTCTTTCAGAAATTTTCATGAAACACTCACCCATGTAATGAGTTGCAGGAGGTTTAGGATCTCCCGATTCGGCCGCTTGATTCAAATCAGTTTTCCATTTTACCATCTCTTCAAAGAAAGTTTCATTATCTATGTAATGATCTTTCTTTGTTGTTTTTCTTTTATCCATAATAGAGTTCCCCTCAATTCATATGTAATTATACACCATAAAACAAGTATTGTCAACTGTATAAAACTATTTTTACATTTTCTTCTTGACAGTTTTCAAATCTAGGTTACACTATGTGTGCTAAGAAAGAAAAGGGAAGCTAGGCCTTAGAGGCCTTAGTTAGTGTAGTCGTCAGTGTCCTCTGACCAATCCGACCAATCATTACCCCAATCGGGTTCTTCTTTACTGCGGTCGGTTTTTTCTTCTTCATCAAAATCAAAATCGTCTAGTGGTATGTCCTCTTCCAATCCCATGTCTGCGAAGAACCCACCTTCCATCATTTTCTCAAACATCTTTTTAGACATGGCGAAGTTCATCATAATCATTTCTTCTTCAGAACTATCAGGTTTTGTTTTGTCTGGTTTACTTTCAGTATTCATGTCTATACCTAGTTGTTTGTAAAGGTCTTCTAGAACACTATTAGGATCTTTAGGATCAATACCAAGAGAAACAATTTCATCTTCTTTTAATTTTTTTGATTCGTATTGATCTATAATTTTTTGATTAGGCTTGATCGTGGTAACTACAAAGTCAAGAGGAATTTCAATCGAATTCGAGTCGGACATATTGTTCATCCAGTCTCTTAGGATCCACATTTCTTTTTTTACTTCACCCGAGATAGGATCATGCAAAGTAGTCAATTTCATTTGCATTGGTCTGTTCAGTATAATATTTTTGGAACTAACTTCATTTACAATACTTATCAATTCTTCACCTGAACGAAGTTTTATTATTTTATATTCAACCATTAGACTCTCCCTATAATTTTATCTTAATAGTTTTAAAAACAAAGTCTTCTATCTTATATAGTTTGATTCGCTCGAAGAAATGACGAAGAGTGTGATTCATTTTCTTTTTCCATTGAAGATTATCTCCAATATCAAATAGTTTGGCAATTCTTTTACTTTCATGCTTTCGTAGTTGCCTGCCAATAGACTGAAGTATTCGAATGCGAGATTTAGAAGGTGAAGCAAATATGATATTGTGTAGATTTTTGATGTTGATACCAGTAGAGAATGTTCCATAGGATGCAACGATGACTGCATCTTTTTGTTTCTCTGCAAGGCCTCGTACTCGTTCTCTATCGTCCATTTCTATTCCACCATGAATGAGAAATACGTTCTTATGTTGATTATCCAACTTAATCATTTCATACAATTGTTTTCCGTGGTTTTCCACAAACTGAAACAACACTAATGTATTACCATTTGTTGTTCCTGTCAATTTAGAAATGAATTTGTTTCTTTTATGATTGATAATCAACCACTTCATTTCATCTGGATATTTTAAAGTTTTTACTAAGTTTTTGTCTTCATCACTATAGTCGAGAAGGATGCAATCGATTTCCAATTTAGATAGAATATCCTTCTCCATAAGTTCTTTTGTAGTGGTTACATCTTTGACTGGACCAAAGAGTCCTTCGATTACTAACTTGTGAGTAAGGGCCCCGTCCAATGTTCCTGTAGTTCCTATTCTATATTTTGCATTCTTCAATTTAGACATGATAGATGTAAGTGATTTGGCTTTAAAGAGGTGACACTCATCACCAAAGACAACTTCAAAATCTTCAAAGTATTTTGCCTGTAATTTGTACAAACTCTGCCATGTAGATATAACGATCGTTTTATCGGTCTTCTTATCTTGTCCTGCATAAATCTTATGACAGTTCTCTTCTACATTCCACTCGTTCATCTTGGAATAATCTTCAAAATCTGAATACATCTGAGACACCAACCCAGTAGTAGGTACGATGATGAGAATCTTCTTGTTCGTTTTTTCTAGTAGATGACGAAGTAACCCATAGATGATAAGACTTTTACCAGATCCAGTGGGAGATAACAACAGACATCTCTCATGTTTAATTGCATGAGAGATAGCCCTAATCTGATGGTCGTGTGGTATAATCAACTTACCACCCGCAGATATTTTTAGAGTGTCTGTCAGATATCTTTTTACAAGATCATCATTTACTTTATTATGAGGCGTATCAAATGTAACTTGACAAGTGTAACCTCTTTCTTTGGCGAAAGTAGTTACATAGTCTAGTAACCCAGAGTGTATCTCTTGGGAGAACATGTTGTAAAGTTTTATAGTACCATCCCATACCTTGTTGCGGTATGCAGGCATAAATTTATGCCCGGGTACTTTGAAAGTAAAGAAGTCAGAAAGTTCTTTTGCGAAGCTTCGTTCGCACCGAACTCTGATGTTTACTTCATCTACTTTTTCGATAACTAAATCACTCATTCTCTATTTAGGAGAAAAATTTAGACATGATAATATTAGTAGGTATAATATTGATGAAACATAAAAGAGAATCATCAGTAATTCTGACGCAACAAAGTCTAGTATCTTTTCAATCAAGAACCTGAAACAAACTTTCTCCACTCAATCGCGTTACGAATTTCCCAGTTTCTCTGACCAATCTCTTTGATTACAGACTCAAGATAGAAAACCTTTTCCTCTTGATATG